CGGCGGTGGACATCGGAAACGGACTGATTGATTTTGAAATTGAATACGACTCCATAACCGATTTTCCGTACATCTGGTGCTTCATGGCGGCCATTATTACGGAGCCGGTGACCATGGGGTCCAACCCATTAACGTAGGAGACTAAAATGACACAGCAAAAAGGCGCCAATGTCGTTTTGAATATCGGCGAGGAGGACGTTGCGGCCGGCACTGTGGCAACGGCCGGGTTTACCGTGCCTTTCAACAGTTTTAACGTCCAGGCCAAGCAGAACCTTATCACGCCGGCTACCATCACCGGGTCCAGGAACCCCGTGGAGCCCATTTCCGGCAACCGGGATGTTTCCGGCGGCATCGTGCTGCCCGTGGACGCAAATGCCATGTGGTACTGGCTGCAGATGATGTTCGGCGATCCCACCACCACCGGAACCGGACCGTATGTGCACACGTTCGATATCGGCAGCTCTCAGCCGGCGTATTCGCTGGAAACCCAGTTCACCGACCTGGCAACGGATATTTTCTACCAATACCTGGGATGCAAGGTGAACAACTGGTCTATGAACCTGGGGGGCGACGGCGAGCTGGTCTGCAACCTGGATATTGTGGGCATGAGCGAGAGTCAGGCCGCGTCATCGTTTGACGGATCGCCCACGGCGGTATCCATCGATCGGCTGGACAATTTCGAGGCCAGCATGACCGAAGGCGGCGGAGCCATATCCAATGTCACCGAAGTGTCTTTCGCGATCAACTTCGGCCTGGATACCGGGGTGTACGTTATCGGCGGATCCGGCGTAAGAGCCGAACCGCCCGAGGGCATCATCGGCGTTTCCGGCAGCATCAAGACCTTGTTCGAAGATGACAGCCTGTTGGATAAAGCCATGAACGGTACGGAAAGCTCTTTGATCATCACCATCGAAAAGAGCGCCAGCTCCAAGCTGGTGATCGAGTTCAACGAGCTTCAGTATGCCCGCAATACACCGGCAATTCCCGGCCCCCAGGGCCTTTTGGTGGAGCTGGATTTTCAGGCGTATTACGACGACCACGGGGATGGATCGGCTATCGTGGTGGCGCTGACCAACAGCACCGCCCACGCCTAACAATCAACCCATGTAGCGGTGACGCGGCGTAGAGCAATGGCAGCTCGGCGGGTTCATACCCCGCAGGTTTCCCGGTTCGAATCCGGGCGCCGCTACCAATCTTACCAGGAAAGGACATCATCGTATGAGAGAATCAATTTATGAAGGCCGGACATTCGAGGTCCGGGCGCTGAAGCGCAAGGAAGTCAAGGAGCTTAAAAAAGACGGCTTTGTGATTTCGAATTTAAACCCGGAAAACGCGGATGACTGCCTGGACCGGGTTTTTACCATGGTTTTTTCCCCCGAAGACATCAATGCCATAGACGACCTGCCAAACTACGTGGCCATCCGTCTATGGCAGGACATTCTCAAAGAAACGTATGGGGCAAGGGATGAGGAAAAAAACTCATAGCGGTCTGGGAGCATCAGACCGATCAAGAACGGCAGCAATACTGCAATGCCTGCAGAAAGGCAAAGAAAGATCCGCCTTGCGACGGATGCGACTACGACTGCCCACCTTTGATGACCCAGAATTTCGGTGCTTTGGAACTGTGGTTGAGCGTGCAAACGCAATGGCGAGGCGGATTATCGTTAATCGGCCTGGACTACAACGTTTTGTACCAGGAGGCCGCTCGGCTGGAAATCGACCTGTCGCCGTGCATGATGAGCAAGATCCAGGCATTGGAGCGTCACGTTTTAAAAAACCAGGGGAAAAAAGATGCTGGACGTAACAATCAGGGGGATCAACAAGCTAAAGCGGGATTTAAAAGCCGAAGGCCGCCGCCAGAATAAGGCCATGGTCACGGCCATCAAGGTGGAAGCATTTCGCCTGCGCAACGAAATGAAAAAGGAAATACGCAAGGGGGCCCCGGGCGGTCAGAAATTCGCCCCTTTATCCTACCTGGCTCGTTACTGGTCAGACAAACCTGGAATGCGGACCCGGATGAGGCCCAACAGGCCGCTTGCAGCACTGGCAAGGGCGGTGCATTACCACGTTAAAGACGGCAACCCGCTGGACGTGCGGGTGGGGTTTACCGGGCCAAGGCTGTCAAAAACATGGAAGCGCATTGCTAGAATGCACCAGGAAGGGTTTGTGCATCAAATGGACCAGGGAAAATATTCGGCCGATTTTAAGCGGGCGTTTCTGGCGCGTACAGGCGGCAAGCTCGGCCGGCGCAGCAAAACCCGCAAATACCTGTTTATCAAAAAATCAACCAAAACATTTCACACGCCGGAACGGCCGATTGTCGAGCCGTTCTGGGAATCCCGCCGCACCGAGGCCCTGGTCAATATCCGCAATAATTTTCGCCGCAAAATGAGAGGAGAACGCATATGAAAATCGAAAGACTCCACGAACTTATGGACGAACATCCGGATGGCATCGAGTGGGTGGGGAAGTGTCACGACTGCCGCCATGAGGTTACCGTAACGGCGGACGCAAAGGAAGACGGCATACATGTCGCCGGCGGCGGCGTGTACGAAACGGCGCCCGGGCGCATATATCTGAAGTGCGAAAAATGCCTTCGGAAAAAACTCATGCTCACCGGCTATCAGGAGTGTGAAGTGTACGCCCGCATTGTCGGTTATCTCAGGCCGGTAAAACAGTGGAATCCCGGCAAACAGGCGGAGTTCGACGACCGGAAAATGTTCGACCAGCCTGAAATGGTAACCGACATTGAACCGGACGATTATTTGTTGATGAACGAGAAATAAATGGATTCCAAACTTGAAATAGTTCTTACGGCAAAGGACATCACCGGCAAAGCGTTCAAGAAGCTGGACGGCAGGATCAAGTCCATAACGTCATCGGTGTTTTCTTTGCATGGCAGCCTGGCGCTGCTGGCGGGCGGGTACGGGTTTGTTTCGGTCGCCAGGGGCGCTATCAATGTCGCGTCGTCGTTCGAGCAGATGCAGATCAAGCTGGATGCCCTGACCCGAGGAAAGGGCGTCGAAACGCTGGAACGAATCAATAAGTGGGCGCTCGACATGCCGGTGGACACACGGCAGGCGGTTGACACCTTTGCCATGATGCAGGCCATGGGACTGGATCCCACCATCGAAAAAATGGAAACACTGGTGGACGTGGCGTCCATATTCGGAGACGACGCCATGCCGAGGGTGGCCAGGGCCATGGGGCAGATGCAGACGCTGGGGAAGATATCCGCCGAGGAGCTGAACCAGATGGCGGAGGCCGGCATCAATGCCAGAAAATACCTGACTCAGGCATTCGGCATGACCGTGGAAGAGCTGCAGAAGTCAAAAGTTTCCATTGATGAAATAGTAAACGCCATATGGGAAGGGCTGGACGCTGAATACAACGGCGCGGCCAAGAGCGCCCAGAATTCCTGGCGGGGTTTGACCACCACATTTAAAAGCTATTTGGTGGAAATGGAGCGCCAGGCGATGGATGCCGGCGTGTTCGATTTTCTGAAAACTCAGCTTAAGGAATTAAACGAAACAGTTGCCCAAACGCTTCAAAGCGATGATTTTAAAATTGCCATCCGTGAATGGACCAAGGATTTCATGGTGGCGTTTAAGCGCATCAACCAGGGAATCAATGGTCTCAGGCTGTCGCTGAACGGCATTAAACAGATCGTCAACGAGGCTGTGGCCTTCAAGCTCGATCTGGATATCACAAGACAGGAAAAAGAAATTTCCTTCGCATCCGGTGAGCTGGTGAAAATGACCGGGTTCATGCGGGAAGTGAACAGGGCCAGCGAACAGTGGTCTGAAGAGGAAAAGGAAAGGCAGCGCGGGCTGTACTTGAGCACGCTATCAAACAACAAAGCGATCAGAGACCTTGCAGAAGCATACCAGCCTCCCGGCACTGTGCGCACGCTCTGGACTGACAACAAGGAAATGATCGAGCAGAACCTCAAATACTATGAGGAATTGAAAACCCGCCTCGAAACAGCTCAAAGCACATTGAAAAACCTGCGCGGCGACTGGGATTCCAATACAGAGGCTGCAGAGCAGCTCGCAAATACCGCCATGATGCTGGTGGACAGTATTGCGGACATCAACAAAGAGATCGCCGGCCTGAAATCAATGGAATCCATCCTTGCGCCGGCATCGATGAGCATGGATGAATTGCTGGACCAGTTCCAGGAATTAAACAAAGAGATGGCGAAGGCCAACAGCATACCGGCCGGGGCAACCGATTTCTCTTTTCTCGGCAACGTCAACAAATCCGAAGTCATCCGTGCCCAGCACATGCAGACCAGTCAGGCGATGATGGACATGATCAACTCCAACAAAAACGCAGCCGATGAGATAACGCTCACTTACGAGACCGCTGCCAGCCGTATCCGGGACGCCATGGTCAGCGCTTTTATCGAGATCGGCAAATCCGGCAAGATCACGATGAAGGATGTCGCGCAGACCATGCTCGAAACGACATCTGCGGTCACGGCGCAACTGGCTGTATCAGCGGCGGCATCCGGCAACATGGGAGCGGCAGCCGGACTTGGCGCGGCATCCATCGGGACCGGGCTTATCGCCGGCGCAATGGGAGACAAGGGACCTACGGCATGGGATAAACTGGAAGACAAGATTGAGGACCTGACAGACACCATTGAGAACTGGACTGAAGACGTTGAACGCAGCCTTTACATTCTCAACAACAACCTGGGCGATTTCGGCGTAGGCCTGTACGATGCCACGAAACGATATGAAGACATTACGGGCGACCTGCAGGGAATTACTGACAAATTCATGAAGGCGTCCCGTGCCGGTGACATGGCCGGCGGTGACTTTCAGCAGTTTATGGCCTGGATGCAAGACGAAGGCCTCGGATTAAGCGCGCCAGGCGGTCAGCGGCTGGAAATTTATCAAGACATGCTGGACACGTCGCTTGACGCATATTCCGCATTTTTAAAAGAGATAAAGGTTCTGACCGCAAACCTGTTGGAAGATATACAGGATTTCCGCGAAAAGTTCTATCCAAAGACAGCATTTGAAAAAGCGCAAGAGGATTTTGAAAAAGAATACGGCGAGCTTGCCGGTGACGCCTCCGAGAATCTGATGCGGCACTATCAGTCGCTCAGAAACATCAAGACCTTCACGAACCTGCAAGACCAGTGGGAAGTAAAAACACCAGAAGATGTGCTCGGCTGGAACATTAACGATCTGCCCTTGTTTACAGCGGCACTGCCAACAGGTCCCGAAAGAGAGTTCTATAAGAAATTCGATGATGTCTATAAACTGATGACCACCTACGCCGAAAATGCCTGGGAGAATGCGGGAGAAGGCATCCTGTCCACCATTGAATATTACCAGGGTCTGATCGATGCCGAGAAAGAAGGCCTTTTAAGCGAGGAAAAGCTGGCAGAGTTTTTGCCTTTCGTAGAAGAGCACGGCGAGTTGCTTGACGCCATAATTTCCGATTTCGAAGCAAAACGCGCCGACATAATGACCAGCGTCGAGCGGTACATGGGCGACCTGTACGGCACCACCACGGCCCTTGACGCTTCCCTGATCAGCCTGGACGACCGTTTTCGGGCGTGGATGGATTCCATCATCGATGCCGGGGCATCCTTGAGCGAACAGACGGATCTCCTGAACAAATGGCAGGACGCCTATATCAAGACCGTCCAGCAACCTTTTGAAGACATGCTGAAATCCATTCAGGATTCGCAGACGGCGCTTTCCCGCAGTTCCTGGGGGTTTGACGAATGGATGTCGGAGTTTGATGCCGTCGGCCAGCAAATAAGCACGCTGGTTGCTCCTCTTGAACAGATTGACGATTTAAATTCCATGATCGACAACATGGCGAGCGCCTTAGATATATATGAATCATATAATGCCGGGGGCGCTTACGACACGGCGATCAGCACTTTAACGCAAATGATGGCTGAGTTTGAGAAGGAAGTCGCGGCGATCACGGCGACCATGGACGAAGATTACTACAATGACATGATCCCGCTTTACGAAAACCAGCTGACCGCCCTGCAGAATATCGAACGATATGCCGAGCAGGAACTGACCGAGTTGAGAAACACGTTCAACGCCATTCAGGATCTTATATTCGACATATCCGGCGGCGGGGATCTCGCGCCGGTATCCAGTGCCGAGTTCTGGACCAATCAGTATGACAAGCTGCTGACCGATGCCATGACGGGCAACGCCGAAGCCGTCGCGGAATTTGAACAGTTCGTGCCGGATTTTCTTAATTTTATGAAGGCCTATACGCCGGATTATAAAGGGATCACGGATTACGTATTGCAGGACCTGGATTCTGTCGGAGCGATCATCGAAGACAGTATGAGCGAACTCGAGCTTTTGACCGATACGAATTCATGGTTGTCAGATATTTACAGCACCCTGGAAGAAAAGCTGCAAACACTCATCGACAGTGTATCAACATCCGGTATCGAGTTGCCCTCATACCAGCACGGCGGCATGACCAGCGGGCTATCCTACGCCGGCGAAGCGGGTCCGGAATGGGTCGTGCCGACATACGAGCCGGAACGGTCGAGCTTTCTTTCCGCTGTCGGCGTGGATACAAACGCGATTGCAGCGGCCATTGCAGCCAAGGTCGGAAGCGGGTCTGGAAATGGCGGCGAATACCATATCCACTTGACCTTGGACGGCAGGGAGGTCTGTCACGTGGTTGCGTCCGGTCTGGACGGCAGGCACCCGGAACTGATCAACAGCGTCAGGAGGGTCCGGTAAATGGCCAACGAATATGAAATGTATGATTACCTGTCCACGATTGCGGCGGACTATGATTACACGCTGTCCATCGCGCCGCACCGGCAGCTGGTGGAGCTGGGCGAGAAAAACATAAAGATCAAAGAATACGACGACGAATCCGAGACCCGGATCATCCGCAGCACGCAGACGGTGTTTTACGTGACGCTGGAATGGACCTACCTGTCAGAATCCAATGCCGGCATCATATTCGATCTTTATCATAACAGTTCAAAAGCCTGCGGCACGGCCAAGACGTTTAAGTGGACAAACTCTGCGGAGCCTTCTGCGCGCCAGCATACCTACGTCGTGCGCTTCGCCGGGCCTCTGCCACGATCCATCATTCCGGCCCAGCTCTACGGATACGCAAGCATCCAACTGAAAGTGCTCGGGAGGATCGCCGACTCATGATAACCTTTACCGGCACACAGGATGACATTGTTCAAGCCGACTATAAGGAAGCGTCCTGGCTGTTCGAGATCACCAAGAGCGGATCAGGCTCGGTCGATTACTATTACTCTACCAAGGCATACACCTACGACGCCCAGGCCTACACAGCCGCGATCATTCCCGAATCATTCAACGGTGTCACGCTGACCCGAAGCCGGTCCGAAGACGGCATCCAAGCGCCGGACGATCTGAAATTCTCTATCGCCAACAAAGACAACACCATCACGGCATCCGATCTGATCGACGCCCAGGTGCACGTTAAGTTGGTTGTCAACGATTTCACCGATGAGGAAATCATCCGGCAATGGAAATTCACCGTCGAGTCGGCAGCGCCGGCCTATCAGTCCATCGAGATTACCTGCGTTGATTTTCTCCGGCAGTATTTAAAAGGCGACTATCCCAACACGCCTCTTGCAAAGACAA